GCATTTGATGAATATAAACCAATGAAAGGTAAAGAAATGAAAAGTGGAATGGGTAAAGATTGTAGTGGATTTATTTCTATGTTGTTTAAAGCTAAGGAAGATGCTCATATTACTCATATTGAACAAAGAAGTAGAGCATTAGCTCCTCATGAAGCTTTATCTATTTTTTATAGTGGGTTAGATGAGAAGTTAGATACTCTTGCTGAAACAGTTATGGGTATTCATGGTCAACTTACTCTTTCTTTTAGTGCTTCTGCTATGTCTAATCCTTTAGCTTATATGCAGAATCTTTATACTCAGGTTACTAAAGAAAGAGATATGTATGAAGAAGGATGGATTCAAAATCAGATAGATGAAGTAGCACAACTTATAGCACATACTATTTATAGGTTAAAGTTTGTTACTACTGCACCTGGTCAATAATATTAAAGGATTACATGAGTAAAGTAAGTTCAGTAAGAAATAAAAATGGTCATTGGGTTAATACTGAAGTGTTTAGAGAAGAAGCTAAACACTTTGAAAAGTATGGTTATTATTGTCCTGACCCTTGGGGTTCTCCATCATGGCAAGCATATTGGGAAGAACAAATGAAAAGATGTATTAATGGCTATGAAGTAGGAGGAGCTAAAGTAACTGGTGACCATTATTTTTATATGAACTTCTGTCCTATTATGAGGGTAGAAAAAGGAGCAGGAGGTAGAAAGGCAAAGAAGTTAGCAGGATTTCCTGACTTTTGGGATGGTGATTATAACTTTGAATGGGTAACTGAAATAGCTTATAATGGTATAGATAAAAAAGATTTAGATAGGTTACATTTAGAGGTTAGAATAGAAGATGAATTTCTTGATGGTGGTAGACATGTTATTGTAGGTAAATCTCGAAGAAAAGGATATTCATTTAAGAATGCAGCTAAGGTTGCTAATATGTATAATACTGTTAGAAACTCTCTTTCTCTTATTGGTGCTTTTGAAAAGAAGTATCTTTATCCTGAAGGAACTATGGGTATGGTTACAGATTATCTTAATTTCTTAAATGAACATACAGGATGGAGAAAGAATAGAGATTACATTGATAAACAAGACCATAGGAAAGCATCATTTAAAGAAGTTATAAATGGTGTAGCTATTGAAAAAGGTTATCAATCACAAGTTATTGCTGTAACATTTAAAGATAATCCAGATGCTGCAAGGGGTAAAGATGCTAAATATGTGTTGTTAGAAGAAGCAGGTAAGTTTCCTAATTTAAAGGATTCTTATATGGCTACTGAACCTACTCTTAAAGCAGGTAAATTTATAACTGGGCAGATTATTATATTTGGTACAGGTGGAGATATGGAAGGTGGTACAGTAGATTTTGCTGAAATGTTCTATGACCCTGCTACTTATAATTTAATGCCTTTTACAAATACATGGGATGATAATGCAGAAAATACTAAGTGTGGTTTCTTCCATCCTATATATTGGAACATGGATGGTTTTTATGATAAGCAAGGTAATTCATTAAGAGATGATGCAATAAGTTATGAGTTAGCAGAAAGAGAAAAGATTCTAACTAATTCTTCTAATGGTACAGGAGTTATTCAAAGGAGAGTACAGGAATATCCTATAAAACCAAGTGAAGCTTTTTTAACTGTATCTACTAATGATTTTCCTATTACTGAACTTAGAAATAGATTGAATATTGTAGAAAGAGAAAAGTTACATGAGAAGAAAGGACAACCTGTACATTTAAGTAAAGTAGAAGGTAAAGTTAAAGCTGCACCTGATTTAAGAAATGAGTTAGAACCAGTATGGCATTATAAACCTAAGATATTAAGTTTAAGTGGTAGTCCTGTTATATATGAATATCCTGTACCTAATGCACCTAAAGGATTATATAAGATTGGATATGACCCTTATCAACAAGACCAAAGTTATGGTACATCATTAGGTGCTGTATATGTTTATAAAGGTGCTACTACTTTTTCTTATACAAGAGATATGATAGTAGCATCTTATGTAGGTAGAATGAAAACTGCTGATGATACTCATAGGATAGTAGAGTTGTTAGCTGAACTATATAATGCAGAAATAATGCATGAGAATATGATTAGAGATGTTAAGTCATATTTTGAAAAGAATAGAAAGTTACATCTGTTAGCTGCTCAACCTGATGCTGTTATATCTAAGACTATCAAAAATTCTAAGGTAGCAAGGATATATGGTATTCACATGAATGACCAGTTAAAAGATGCAGGAGCTAAATATATAAAGCAATGGTTATTAAAAGAGAGAGATGTAGATGAATTTGGAAATAAAGTATTAAATTTGGATTTAATATCAGACCCAGGATTGTTAGAAGAATTGATATTATTTAATAAGAAAGGAAACTTTGACAGGATAATGGCATTTATGATGATTATGTTTCAGTTAGAAGAGGAAGGAGAAAAGGTGTTTAGTGAAAGTTCTAATAAAAATAAATCTGCTGTTGCATTATTGGAATCTTATAAAAATTGGTTTAAAAAAGATTAAATATATTAAACTATGATAACTAATTCTGATGGTAATTTTAGTGTAGCTATGCCCAAACATAGGGTAACAAGAGCACAAAAAAATGCTGACAATAAACATTGGTATAAAAATAACTTAGACTTTTTAGATAAGAGGTCATTTTCACAAGTTGGTTTTAATGGTTATGGATTAGATACTTTTGATACTAATGGTGTATCAGAGTATAAGAGGATGAAAGTGAATTATGACTTGTTTAATAATATTATAAATATTCGTGATTTTGAATATGTAACTAAACCATTTGGTGCACAGGCAGGTGAGTTACCTGCTAACTTTGTTAATAGGGATATTATATCTCCTAAGATAAAGATGCTACTTGGTATGGAAATGAAAAGACCTTTTTCATGGAAAGTATTTGCTGTTAATGAAGAAGCTACTACAAGAAGAGAACAGGAAGAATTTGGTAGAATGAGAGATTATGTAGTTTCAGAAATAATGAAACCTATCAGAATGGAGATAGAGAAGAAAGCAATGGAAGAAACTCAAGGTCAAGAACTTACACCTGAACAACAGCAACAAATACAACAAAAGATAGAACAAGAGTTACAAGCACAAACTCCTGAAGAAGTTAAAAGGTATATGTTGAGAGAACATCAAGACCCTGCAGAAGCTTTAGCTCATCATTTGTTAGAGTATTTAACACAGAAAGAAGATATACCTACTAAGTTTAATCAAGGATTTAAACACTTATGTATTTCTGCTAAAGAAGCATATTGGGTAGGTGTTCTTAATAATGAACCTGCAATGTCTGTTATTAATCCTCTTTACTTTGATTATGATAAATCACCTGATTTAGAATTTATTGAAGAAGGAGAATGGGCAGTATGTGTATATAGAATGTCACCATCAAGAGTAGTACAATACTTTGGTGATGAATTATCTACTGCTGAAATAGATAAGATTTATTCTTACTATACACAGAACATGAATCACGTTGTAGATGCTAACTTTACTTTTAATGTAAATAAAGAAGATGAGGGTTGGACTGTAAGAGTAGTACATGCTACATGGAAAGCTCTTAGAAAGATAGGATTCTTATCTTATATGGATGCTAATGGTGAAGTACAAGAAACATTAGTAGATGAAGGTTATACACTTAACAGAGAACAAGGAGATATATCTTGTAAATGGGAATGGATTCCTGAAGTATATGAGGGTTATAAGATAGGTATAGATATATATGTTTATCTTAGACCTGTACCTGGTCAGTTTAAAGATATTAATAATCTGTATAACTGTAAGTTACCTTATATTGGTGCAGTAATGGACACTACTAACTCTCTTCCTACATCATTTGTAGATAGAGTAAAAGCATATCAGTATTACTATGATATTATCATGTATAGGATAGAATTATTAATGGCATCAGATAAAGGTAAACTGTTAATGATGAACATTGGTATGATTCCTGAATCAGCAGGTATAGATGTAGAAAAATGGTTATACTTTGCTGAATCTTCTAAGATTGGATTTTTAAATCCTAATGAAGAAGGTAATAAAGGTGACTATTCTATTCCTAATGCTGTTAAAGAAATAGATATGTCATTAGCTTCTGATATTCAGAAGTATATAAGTTTAGCAGAATACATTGAAAGAAGAGCAGGAATATCTATTGGTATTCCACCTGAAGCTGAAGGTCAGATTGGACCTAATGCTGCTGTTACAAATACTAAACAAGCTATGGTTCAAAGTTCTCATATATTAGAACCAGTATTTGAATTACATAATCATGTTAAGAAAGCAGTATTAGAAAGGTTATTAGATACAGCTAAAGTATGTTATACAGAGAATCCTAATCTAAAGTTGAATTATATATTAGATGACTTCTCTCGTAAAATGCTTACAATAGATGCTGAATTATTAGATAATTCTACCTATGGTATATTTGTATCTAATTCATCTAAAGCACATGAAGTTAAAGAACTTATATCTCAATTATCTCATGCTGCAATGCAATCACAAAGAATAGATTTAAGTGATGTAATTAAAGTTATAAGAGCTGAAGGAGTTCAGGAAGCAGAAGAAATGTTGATAGAATCTGAAAATAGAAAGAGAGAAGAAATGCAGCAACAACAAATGCAGCAGTTAGAAAAACAACAGGAAATGCAGAAAGAAGCTCTTGCTCATGAGAAAGAAATGAAGATGTTTGATAGAGAAACAGAAATGATGAAAGAAAAAATGAAGACTGATAGAGAAATACAAAGTCAAACTATTATGTCTTTAGGTTTCAATGAAGATAAAGATGTAGATAAAGATGGTAAACTTGATGTATTAGAAGTTGCTAAGCAAGGAGTAGATGTAGATATAAAACAAAGAAGACAACAATTAGATGAGGAGAAGTTTAGACATCAAAAGGAAATGGATAAGAAAAAAGCAGAGTTAGAATCTAAGAAACTAAATAAGAAATAATAAAAGGTAATTTAAAAACATTAAACAAATCCACTATATTTTTAAGATTAAAACTTAAAGATATTTAATTTTCAAACTTAAATTTGTGTTATTATGAGTACAGAAAAAGAGAAAGAAGTAAGTTTAGCAGATTTTAATTGGGATAATGGTGATGATTTTTTTGGAGTATCTCCTACTGAAGATACACAACAAGTTGAAACATCAACAAAACCTAATAAATTAAATGAAGTAGTAGAAGATGATGAACCATCTAAGTTAGATAACAAAGATGATGATTCTAAAGAAGAAGTAGATGAGTTCTTTGATGAGGGAGAAAATGATTTTAAACCTGTATCATCTGAATGGTCAAGTATTTATAAGGAACTTAAAACAAGAGGAATTATAAATATTGATGTTGAAGATGAATCAAATATAGATGCTGATAGGTTTATTGAAATTCAGGAAGAAGAAATAGAAGCAAGATTAGATGAAACTATTCAAGCTTTTATGGAAGAGTTAGATGAAGATGGTAAAGCTTTTTTGAAGTTTAAAAAAGAAGGTGGAAATACTAAAGACTTTTTTAAAATATACTCTGAAATAAGTGAAGTGCCAACACCTGAATATGATGATGAAAGGTCACAGGAAAAGTTCTTAAGATATTATTATAGTAATTATGAAGAACTAGATGATGATGACATTGATGATAAAATTGATTGGTTAAAAGAATCAGGTAAACTTTCAAAATATGCTCAAAAGTTTCATGAGCAAATAGAGGAAGACAATGAGAAAACAAAACAGGAAACTGTTGAAAAACAAAAAAGATTAGCTATTCAGCAAGAAGAACAAAGGAAGCAATTAATTAAAGATTTAAAACAAACTATTGATTCTTCTGCTGAAATTAAAAGTTGGTCAATTACACAAAGAGATAAAAAGGAATTACATGGGTACATGACTAAGCCTGCAATTAAAGTAGGTAATAATCAGTTCCTTACACAATTCCAAAATGATTTACAAAATGCATTTAAGGATAGGAGTAAAATGATTCTTTTGGCTAAGATATTATCTTCTGATTTTGATGTTAGTGACATTAAAGAGAAAGCAAAAACAGAAGTAATTAAAGAAACAAGACAAAAGATTAATAATCAAAAACTCAATCCAGTAACAAGCACAAAAGGTTCTCGCAATAAAGGGTTAGCAGATTTCTTTTAGTTTAACAAAAATTTTTTAAAATGGCACAATTAAATAATAAGTTAATAACCAAACAGATGCCTTGGCATGCAAACATGACAGACCTAAATCACTTAGGTGCTGCTCTTATTGCTAAGCCACATGTATTTGAATCAGTAATGACTAAGCTGTTTACAGCTACACGTTATTCTGATAATCCAATGACTTACATTCTATCTTCTACTGCAAAGGAAGAAGAAATTACATCTAATGAATGGGAATGGGGTCTAAGAACAGGTTCAACAAGACCATTGGTTGTAGTTGAAAATGTAGAACTTGCATCAAATACTACACCAGGTAAATTGAAGCAAACATTTAAAATCAAACTTGATGAAAATTGGTTTGTACCAGGTGATATTATCCACCCAGGTACTACTAATAAGAAGTATCAAGTAAGGATTCAAGAAGAGCCTTACAGACATGGTAAAGGTTGGGTTTACACAGTAAGATTAATGTCAGACAATGGTACTGATTTCTTACCTGTTACTTATCTTTCTCCTGGTACTCAATGGGCAAAACTATTCTCTCAATATGAAGAAGCAGGAGAACAGAGTGGTTCAACTCAGTACTCTCTTCCTATTACATTGAGAAATAGACTTTCTCGTTTTAGAAAGAAATACCAAATTACAGGTGATGCTCACAATCAGGTTTTGGCTGTTAAAGTTCCAGACCCTAATGGTAAAATGCATGACACTTGGATTAAATATGCTGAGGTAGAATATTGGATGCAATGGTACAAAGAACTTGAAAGAGGTTATTGGTATTCTCGTAGTACAGATTCTGTACTTGGTGCTAATGGTAGACCTATCTATTCAGGTCCTGGTATTCAGGAGCAACTTGAAGATTCTCACATTCACCGTTATACTCACCTTACTGCTACTCTTATTGAGGAGTATTTGATGGACATTTTCTACTCTCGTGTTAAGCCTGGTGGACAAAGAAAAATCAAAGCATTTACAGGTGAATATGGTATGATTATTTTCCATCGTGCTATCCAAGATTGGATGGAGAAAAAAGGTTTTATTCAAGTTGTTGACCAGTTGTTTATTGACAAAACTACATCTCCTTACAATGACCAAGCTCTTGCAGCAGGTTATCAGTTTGTGAAATATAGAATGGCTAACGGTGCTGAATTGGAACTTATCCATAATCCATTGTATGATGATAGAGAGATTAACTTTGAGATTGACCCAGTTACAGGTTATCCTACTGAATCAATGAGATTTACATTCCTTGATTTCTCAGGAGAGAAAGGAGAATCTAATGTTAAGCGTATTAAGAAAAAAGGTGGTATGTCATTGATATACACAGCAGGTCTTATTACTCCTTATGGTCCAGTTAATAACAAACTTGCTTCACACTCAGGTGATTACTATGAGATGCATGTTAAAGACCAATGTGGTATTCACATGGAAGATGTTTCTCGTTGTGGTGAACTTATACTTGCTCGTAATTAATATTTGTTATTTGTTCAAAGGAGAGAGAGTAATCTCTCTCCTTATTTAAATTAATTTTAGAATAGAAAAAAGAAGAAAGAAATTATGTCAGAAAGAAATCCAAATTTTGTAGAATTAAGACCAATAGATGTTACTAAGTGGCATGGTAAAAGTGGTAAAGATGCTTTTAATCAAGACCAATCTTCACAAATACTTTATAATGCACAAACAGGTAAGTATGCTACTGGTTTATCAGATGAAGAAGCTGAGAAATATGGTAAACTAATGGGATTAGATTTAAGTGATACTTTTAACCCTAATAAACCACATGAGTTTTGGGCAACTAAAGTAGCACAGTTAAAGTTTCCTAACAGAACACTTGTATTAGATATTTCTAAACCATTAGACTTTATTAAAGTTAAAAACTACAAAGCTTCACCTTATGTAGCTAATTCAGAAAAAGAATATCAGGAAGGTAGATGGCCTTTAGCAACACATATTCTTTATGATGAAGGAGAACACATTGAGATTGAAGCTCATAAATTGAATAAAAAGAAAGATGCTTATAAGATTTTAGATAAGCTCACTAAAGAACAAAAGATATCATTAGTACAAATCATTCTTGATATTTCAGTAAGAAAGCAATCTAATGAATTTATTGAAGTTAAGATTTCTGAAATTATTGAAGGAGAATATATAAATGAGTTTTTGAAATATTCTAAAATGGATAAAAATCAATTATATATTAAAGGTATGGTTACTGAAGCTTTGTATAAAAATATCCTAACTAAAGAAGGTGCAGGTATTTATTATATGGGTGATATACTTGGACACAGTATTGAAGATGTTACAGATTACTTTGTTAATCCACA